TCGAACCATCGACCCGCAGATTAAAAGTCTGCTGCTCTACCAGCTGAGCTATAGGAACTTTTGGGCAGTTTAGCCTCATGCCAAGGAGATTTTTTTATGCGCTAAGTATTTTTGCTAGGGCATTAACTGTTGCTGCAATTCTTCCGATATCACGCAACTGTTCGTATGTGTAGCCTTCATTTCTTAGAACGTCAAAATGACCAGCAACACAATAATCACATTTACCAATAATTGATGCTGCTAGTGCGTAGGATTCAAACTTAGCTTTAGTCGTTCCTCCATGGGTGCCCATGATATTCATTCTCAATTGACCATTGACTCTTTTAAACTCTTCATCATGTGATTTTCTTGAGTATGGATACCATACATTGTTTTGAGCCATAATAGCTCCTGCTCCAAGTGCTGCATCTCTCTCTAACTCATTAGTTGAGTTACCAACTAAAAATGCTAAAAGCTTTGAGTTCCCAGTAGCAAATGCAGATGCTATAGCAATATGAAGAGCATAATCTGGATCTATCTCTGATCTATTTATTACGGCATCAAGATTGAGCTTAATATCTTTTGCATACTCTGGAATTGATTCTTTAAGTTGATCTACCCAAGACATTATAGAGTTTCTCCGCCCAAAGGTCTGTTACAAGCACATAGCTCGCCAGTCTGTAGTGCATCTAGTACACGTAATGCTTCATCTGCATTTCTTCCGACATCAAGATTATTGCATGTTACATGCTGAATAACATTGTCTGGATCAATGATGAATGTTGCACGGTACGCAACACCACTTGGATGATGTACTCCAAGATCATTTGCAAGTTGATGTGCCGAGTCAGCAAACGACCATGAGTTTGTCTTCTTTAAATCTTCATGTGCATTTCTCCATGCAATTTTACAAAATTCATTATCTACAGAACCAGTCATAAGAACGGCATCTCTGTCATTAAAATCATTGACTAATGCGTCATATGCAACAATTTCTGTCGGACAAACAAAGGTAAAGTCCTTTGGATAAAACGCAATAATTTTCCATTTGCCTGGAAAAGAGTCTTGCGTTAGAACTTCAAATGAGCTTTCTTCATAAGATAAAGCTCCAGGTTTAACTCCAGTAACGGCAAAGTTACCAAGTTTATCTCCTACGGTTTTCATTTTTCTCCTTATATATAAGCGATACTTTTTGTATCGTACCCCTGGCTGGGATCGAACCAGCGACCTACAGATTAGAAGTCTGTTGCTCTTCCGCTGAGCTACAAAGGTGTGCGGCAGGTAGGACTCGAACCTACGATTACCGAATTATGAGTTCGGGGCTTTAACCAACTAAGCTACTGTCGAACCTACGATTACCGAATTATGAGTTCGGGGCTTTAACCAACTAAGCTACTGACGCCAGTTAGTATATTATATCCATAATGAGCCTGCCAGTCAATAGCGTCTTGCTCATCATTTAACAATGGCTGCCCTTTTATATTAAGGCTTGTATTCAATAATATCGGTACGCCTGTTTGTAAATAAAATTTATTTATCGCTACCCATAGCCCACGATGCTGTTCTCTGTTTATTGTTTGAACTCTTGATGTGCCGTCATGATGTACAACCGATGGTATTAAATCTTGTTTCAAACACTTGACAGTATACTGCATATATGGGCTAGCAAAATTCATATCAAACCATTTGCTGGCGTGTTCTTCTAAAACAACTGGTGCAAATGGCCTAAATAATTCTCTTTGCTTAATTAAATTTACTTTATTTTTAATGTTTGGATCTCTTGGGTCTGCCAATATACTTCTATTTCCTAAAGCTCTTGGTCCATACTCTGCCCTACCAGATGCAACTGCAACTATTCCATCTTTTAATATTGCGTCAACAATTTGTTGTGAAGGATATTGTCCTCCAAGATCATATCCAAGATATGGGTCTTTCCATTCTATATGCTTCCCATACATTGCTGCAGCTGCTCCCAAAGAACTCCCAGCGTCTCCAGGATTTGGCATAATCCATATGTCTTTAAATATGTTCCATAGCAATGTATTGGCTTTGCTATTTAATGCACAACCACCCATAAATACTAAATTATTCTTGCCAGTAAAATGTTGCGCCATACGCATAAAATCATTAAGCCTTTGCTCGTATACCATTTGAGCTGCTGATGCTATATCAAATTTATCTTGCTCCGAGATCCAGCCCCAGTCTGTAATGCCTTTGTGAAAATTATATTTTTGTTGATCATACTTTGGGAAATATGCATCAACTTTTCTGTAATATTTTGTCCAGTCCCCATACGCTGCCATTCCCATCATAATATATTCTTCTTGATTTGGCATTAGACCTATTAGTTGTGTAAATGCTGAGTAGAACAATCCGAAACTAACTGGGTAGTTTTGCTTATATTTTAACTTTATGTTTTCTCCTTCACCAACCCATATTGTTGATGTGTTGTATTCTCCTATTGCATCAAGGACTACAATTACTGCGTCATCAAATGAGCTTGTATAGTAGCCAGCGCATGCATGTGAATAATGATGTTTAAATGATTTTCTTGGTATTCCATCAATATTGAACTTTGGTTTCCAGTCCCCAGAACCACCCTTTAAAAATAGCCTAGAGCCCTTTAGGAGGGGTTTTTCGTAGTAGGCAATAGCATCAGGTGCCCCATAAGACAAAGCATCATTAACTAAACTATCATTAATGTACCAATCATTTTTTTGCTTGCTATATCTTTCCGCATGTCCAGCAAATAGTATCTCTCCATCTTTAATTAAAGATACAGAGGCGTCATGAGATGTTTCATTAACTCCCAATATTATAGTCATTAATTTCCTTTACAAAAAATTCTGCCCAGTGTATATGTTTGTGAATGCCAGAATGACCATTAAGTGTTGCCGTTCTAGATATCTTCACGTCTAAAGATATATCAAAACCAAGTGGATGTTCGTCCCTGTGCTCTTCATGGCATTTAAATTCAGTTTTACACTCTGACCCTTTTCTATGAAAGTTACTACAAAGAATATCTTTACCAAGATCTTCAACTCTCTGATGCCATTCATTTTCATTAAAATTAAAGTAGTTGTTAAAGTATCCTTTATCTTTATTATTATTTAGCCATGTGTTTTGTCCAGCTAGCCATGTTGTCCAAATCAATTTTATATTGTTTGTATTGCAATAGGCCTCAAGCATTTTTATATACTGTATCGAAAGCATTTGAGCTGTTTCTAGCGGCATTATTTCTTCTGCAACTACTGGGGTTTTTAAATATTTTGGTCTTCCTTCATAAGTGGGCTGTGGACATATGCCATATGACATGAACTCTTCATCCTGATCAAGGGATGGGACTGGCCCATTTATTCTATATTCTTTTTGTGGTCTCATCTGGTGAGATCTGGAGGCAATTTCCATTCTTATGAAATCTGGGAAAAGACACAAAACAATCTTTGGATTGCCAAACTCTTTTACGTACTCAAAAAAACAATTTACTATAAAAGGCACACCCTTACCGCTAGACGCTAGGTTGTGCAGGCTAAGCCCAAGTTCTTTAGCAACAAAGTTTGGCCAGCTGGATCCTGGTGGTACACCCTCTCCATAAGTATAAGAACATCCTAAAGCAAGAATGTCTGCAACTTCTGTAAACTCCCCTCCAGTAAAACCTGAAGAGTTTGAATTAACACCTTTACGTGGTCCCCGTAGTCCACCGACTAGGCCCTGTGTTGCATGTTTCCAAATATATACTTGATGGTCTGGGTGGTAGAACGAGGTGTTCATTTCTTTTGCCATGACAAGATCCCCCTTTTAAAATCTTCAGCTATGTGGATATTTCTGTGCAATCCAAAATGTGGTGTAGGTGCAGTATTTGCATCTTTAGAGTAATAAAAATTTTTAAGCTCTGACTGATCAAGGTGACAATCTTTTTTATAAACCTCTTTCATTCCATTATCTTTATCAAAATGCCAATCATTCATTCCTAGGCTAATGTAGTTTTTAAACTCGGTGAGTTCTATATTTTGATCTAGCCAATATGATTCCGAATCTGACCATGTCCCCCAAAACAATTTAATGTTATTTGTATTACAGTACATCTCAAGCATTTTAATATACTGTACAGATATATCAAAAGACAGTTCAGATGGGATGGTGTCTTCAGCAATAAAAACACCTTTACCTGTATTAAATTTATTTTTTTGATTCCATATACCGTATCTTATTATTTTGTCATCTTTGAGATCGTGCTTTGGAAAGTGGTTATATCTTGGGTACATATGAGATGTCTTTGAAGACACCTCTATTCTTGTAAATTCTGGAAATAGGCAGACCAATACTTTTGGATTGCCAAACTTGTTTGCATAAGAAAAGAATTTATTTATGTTCCACATTACAGATTTTCCACACCCAGCAAGATTATGTACTGACATATCTAAATCTTTTGCCAACAAATCTGGCCAAGCATCACCAGGTTCAACCCCTAAACCAAATGTCATTGAGCATCCAAGAGAAACAATATCAGCACATGAATTAATTTCTCCTGTCCTGTACCCGTACTTGTTGCACTCTTCAGACCAATCAGATATTTGTGATTCTATTGGGTAAGATGATTCATACCAAAGGTCATCTGAATTTAATTTCATTAGTATATAAACCTATCTTTTTTTCTATTTTTTCTTTTTTTAAAAAATCTAAAAGGTTTTAGCAGATAGTATTTTATTTTTATCATTGCTTCAGGCTTCCCTCTACTAGTTCCTGTACGTACTCGGAAAAATGTTTTCTAATTGATCCCATGGGCCTTGACCCATAAGACTCCCATATTCTTTTATACTCAAGAACATTGGCAAAAGTAGTAGGGCATACCACTGTTCCGTTATACTCTCTTAGAACGGTTGGGAGAGGAACATGCTTAGTACAACATTTGCATTCCTTTGCTCTGTCCTGATATTCGCTCATATTATTTGCATCCTGTCCATTGCTTCTCTTAAATCTTCAGGCATTCTTGGTGCCCTAATCATATTATAAGATGTTGTATCTGGGTCATCTTTGGACCCAAAATCATTGTCGTAGTTCATAGATTCATATGTATGAATATTAATTTCTTGATTGCCGTCAAACCTAGTTCTGCTGATAGAATTGAATACAGCGCCACAAGTAGCGTCCGCCAAGTCTTTAGAGCCTTTTCTAGGGTGGTCAACCTTATCTCTCATAATTCTGAGCTGGCATAGCTCATCTATAAGTAGCGGTATGTGGGGACCAATTAATCTTTCTTCAGCAACAACCATTGCCATGTCATCATAATGTTTTTTTGCAACCGACAAAATCTCTGTGTTAATTCCATATTGCTTTAGCTGCTGCATCATATCGTGGGAGTTCCATCTATCAAATGTGCATATTGCAATATTAAATCCTCTTGTTTTAAGAGAAAGAATATAATCTTTAACTTCTGTGAAGTCTACGGATTTATCTGGTGTTGGGGTCCAATATCTAACTGCATCAACCTCTACAATTGGAGCGGGCTGGGAGTAGGTGTCTGTGACTTTTACATTAACCCACTTATTAATATGAGCCATTGTTACTGCACAATGGTCATGCTTTTGAGCTAAGTCTACGTGTATGTAGTATTTTTTATCTGGGTCTGGGAGGAACCATTCCTCTAGTCTTCCAAAATTATCTACAGCTATCTGACCAACATTGAAAGCTTTCTCTACCTTTTCTCTTGACTTAAAGAATGCGTCAACTGCGTCTGGTGGCATGCAAGCAAATCTGGATAGTGCATCTGTTGGGTTTGTATAAAATGCAGTTTTAAAATCATCAATCTTTCTTATTGGGTTTATCTCCCATGTTGGCCTTTTTATTGCATAAACTTTTGGAATCTTATAAGAGATTATATGATCTTCTTCCCATTGTATTTCAAACTCATTGCCCTCTGTTCCGTCTGGGAGCTCTTCATACATCTTAAATTTATGGTCTCTAATTACTGTTTCTTTTTCTCCAATGACAGAATCATATCTTTGCTGAATATAGTCGTTCTTAAATCTTGGAAAAGAAAGCAATATGACTTTACCAAAGTCTGGGAATCTTGAGTCTACGGATGCCCTATACATATCATAGACTGCGCTACCAGTTTTTGCTTGATCGTGACCAGTTGTATTTTCAATTGCAAAACCAGAAATCTCATCTAGGATTACAACAAGAACGTTATAACCTTCCCACGCTTCTCTTTCTGAGTGACCTGAGTGTACTGTGATCGCTTTTTGAAACTGTATCTCAGAGGCTTTGGCATAGTATTTACCAATGAACCATGGAGACTTATCTATGCGGCTTCTAAAGCCTTTAAAGAATACGTTGCTTGCCTGTTGTGAGTTAATTGCAATATTAATGATATCAATTGAATCGCCAGGTGGCTTTCCATAATATGTTGCTGGGTCTTTTAGGCACAATAGTAAATATACTATATATGCAACTGCAATTGTTGAACAGTAGTCTTTGCCAGATCCTTTTCCTAGCTGTGCGACAACTTCATTTGCCGTTTGTTTAAATCTAATTGATCCTTCTTCTTCACCAAATAATTTTTTTAATGTTGACTCTTTATATATCTGCGAGCTTTTCTCTATGAGTGTGTACTGATAATCCGATAATGGTGGAAGCCCAAGGTAATTTGGGTCATTTACAAATGTTCTTAGGTCTACTGGCTTTTCTTCAAACTCTTCACCATCAAGAATATCAATTAGATCTGAAAAATCAAACGACACTGACTACCCCCTGAGATTTTCTAGTGGTGTCTTTCTAAAATTATGCCCCTTAGAAACTTTAACATGCTTAAAAAAATGTCCTACCGAAAAATATCTTACATCGCTTAATACTTTGTCTACTCCATGTTTGCATTTATTTTGTGCACCATGAATAACAAGGTCGCCTTTCTCTGGCTTGTACCGCAGGCCATTTTGTTCTGGGTAGTAGACTTCCCCGCCTTCAAAATCATTAAAATAAATTATAGTTCCATGAGTAATTAAATCGGCTAAGTCAAAATCATCGCCCTCTTTATATATTTCAGACTCACACTCAACTTCTTTAAACTGATCTATGTCTGCGTGTGGTCTCCTGCTAGCACCTTTTAAAAGTTTTGATGCCCTTCCACCAGGAGTTGCATAACACCCGTCTAGCATTAATGAAGCAATTCTTTTTTTAACTGCCCTTATTGATTCTGTCTGCTCTTGGCTTATAAAATAATCTTTTGCAGTTGCAAGCAAAGGTGTTTGCCACACTTCCTCTGGCAAAGAAAATATATCTTTCATGATTGATTCGCACTCTTCATCCGACATGAAGTGTTTATAAACAAATATTTCATCGCCTATTTCTATAAAACCATCTTTATTGAACATTAGTTATAACCTCTGCGTTATCTATATTAACCGACTCAACGATACCAGTAATCTGAGATAGGCGTTTTGCTACATCCATCTTACATTTTGGACAACCAGCAGTCACTTCTTTTAATATACCAACAAGTAGCTCTTGCTTTCTTTCTGTCTCTGCAATCTGTGAGGCTATTTGTGAGTTTTCCAATACCCCAACAGACTGTAGCATTGCTATTCTTTTTGTCTCTATATCTGCAATTAGCTTAAGAGATGCTGCTTTTATATTTAACTGACCCTGAGTATCTGCATCCTCTGCTGTCTTCCACGCTTCTTTAATTAGCATTGCATAGTGCTGGTCTGCGCCAGATATTGCTTCTCTTGCCCTGTCACGCATATTCATATCATTATGGACCACAGACTTCCATTCGTCTACATATTCCAAAACCTCTTTTCTAGAGAATCCTGTTAGTGTAGCTATCTGGGTTGCTGAATTTCCTTTTAAAAGTTCTTCTACAACTTTATTCATGCGATCAAAATGCACTGCTGGCTCTAATTCTGTCATAATATAAATTATACCATGTTTTAGTTGACTAAGACTTATTGGCTATTTTAAGAAGAATTAAATATCCAATTAGATCATCAATATCGTTATCTCCTGGAAATGCCTTATCATTTTGAATTCTATTTAATTTATCATCAATACGAACACGAATCTGTTCTGTTGAATCCGCCTTTGAAAAAATACGAATTGGATCAAGAGCAGAGTTTCCATAAGATATATTTTTCTTTATAAGCATCTCTGCTGTTTCAAGGCACTCCACTATAATCTTAGGGCCTGACGGTGCATCGGTTGCAATTAATTGAAGGTCTGTTATCCATGCTTGGTATCCGCCATCTTTATTTGGGTATTCGCTCATTTTTTTCTTAACAATCCAAACTCTTGTAAATATCTCTGTATGGTCATAGCAGAGACTCCGCACTCTTTACCTATTTCTGTGACTGTTTTCTTTTGTACTACGTACCTTCTATATAGCCAATCCTTACTCTGATAAAGCTTCATCGCTTAGTAAGCACCTGGTTACTATAATGTGCAATACCAAAACTATCTGCAACATCAAAATCCACAATTTCTAAACCGTATTTCTTATTAAAGTAGTCAGCAGTTCTTTGCTTCCTCATATTTCTTAATTGATTTTTATACCATGAATCTGCGTACCCTGGATTAAGTAATCTTATTGAAGACTTCTCATCTTTTGTAGGGTTCTTGTTGCCAATGTACGCCTGCCACGAGGATGGGCTAATAGTAATAACCTTAGCACCAGTAGACATAAGCTCAGCAATAACAACTCCATAGACATAAGATAATTTTATCACAGCATCAGGCGATCTGACAAGTATCGCACCTTCTACAGCAATATAATCACTCTTAAGTTCATCTAACATCATTGCCATTTTATTTTTTGCATCGTAAATTTTTTCATATATATCTTCGCCAACTAAATTTATTTTTCCCCATTTTAATGGTATGTCGTTTTCCATTAAGCAAAAAGCAATAGAGTTAGTAGATGCATCTATACCAAGAACCCTATAAGCCTTAGTTTTTACAAGACTAGCTAATTTCATCGACTATCCCTTGCAGTAGATTTTTTAGATTAGCACTTGATTTTTTAATACAGGATGAGCAAACATCATCTGAGTTGTATCTGCTTAGCTGGGACTTGCATTTTTTGCATAACCTGACAGCACCCTTTTTAATAGCTTTTTTCTCATAGTATTTTTCCATGATCCTTTTGTTGGTAGCAATTCGACAGCACTCATCTGTGCAATATTTTTGGTTGTGTGTCTTTGCTTCAAAATTTTTTTTACAACCCTCGTTGAAGCAAATCATATTTTAGGCACCTGATACAATTCTATCTGTACAGTTCCAACTGGGCCAGATTTGTCATAACAAGCTTTCTTGACTGGGCAATATGTGCAAGGCATCTTAGACTTGGTTGATCCTGCTGGCCTTACTGGAAGATCTCCGTTTTGAAAGTTATCCCAAACTTGCTCCATCCAAGCAAATGCTTCTTCAATAATTGCTTTATTCTTTTCATTCATTGAAATTGGAATAATCAATATCTCTTGAGTGTTCTTGTTTTCATACAGGAAGAATCCTTCTTTGGCATTCTTCAACTTCATGTATGTCAATAGCTGAAGCATATGGTTTGCTGATGACTTCATCTCTGACTGTCTTGTATCCCATACTTCTTGTTTTGCCGTCTTAATTTCACCTATGACAGTTTCACCATCATACTCCATAATTAAATCTATAAAACCCCTAATTGGAGGGTATTCATTTATAATTTCTTCTTCTTCAGATTTCCACTCTGGCATTGTTTTAATAAGCTTTTGAAGTCTTTCGTGAGCTTGGGTTCCTTGTGCCATATTAGCTACAGCAACTGCATCATTATCATCAATAAATACTGCCCCAGAAAAAGCCATATACCAATATCTTGGACAAGTCCCATGTCCGTATCCCAGAGAACTTGGGCTAAAAGATTTCTTTGTCATTTCGCCATCTGCTCTTTTTGTATTTCGGTATGACTCATCTAGCAAAGATGCAAATTTTTCTGGATCAAAAAACTTTCCAGTATGCTTCTTAAATTTAAGGTTCTTTACAATATCCCTAGCCATTTATGAGTTGTACCTAACGACATACTTAAGTGCATCTACAAGTTTGTCTATGGACTCCTTTACTG